GGGGCGGTGATGGCTCAGTGGTGTTCCTTAGGGAAACTTCCGGATGCCATCAATCCCAAGACGGGGAAATCCTACAAGACAATCTGGGAAGCTCAGAAAGAAGTGGTTAGGCAGGCGTTGAGGATGGTAAACGGGACTTTTATTTACCGGCTCATCATTCTGTGCTGGATGCGTGGGGAAGGGAAGTCTCTGCTTGCTTGTCTGATACAGCTTTGGAAGTTCTTTAATTGGTCGAAACAGCAGATTGTCCTAGGTGCTAACTCCAAAGAGCAGATTACCTTCGTTCACTTTGACATTATGAAGGACATTATCATCAATTCTCCCAATCTTCTGAGGGTTGTGGGAAAGAGGAATATCCAGGAGAAGAAGATTAAGCTGACGGATGTTAACGGAAACGATGCTTCCGTCATTAGAGCTATATCTTCATTCTCAGGAATTGTGTCGAATATCACTGGATACACGTTCTCTGAAATCTTTGATATGAAGAATCCCAAGTTTTTTGTACAGCTTGACGGTTCTATTCGTAATATTCCGAATGCTTTCGGAGTTATCGACTCTACCGTGTCTACCAAAACCCATATTCTGTACAATCTGTTTAATTCTTATGTGAAAAGAACGGATAAAACGATCTTCTTCCACTACAGATTCAGCAGGGACGGGAAAGCCGAAGATTATTGGAATCCAAATATGGATCAAAGTCAGTTGGATTCCTATCGAAGCAAGTTTCCTCTTGGGGATTTTGAGCGGTACTTCCTGAATACCTGGAGTTCGGCTACTCAGAGAATCTTTTCCGAAGAAACAATAGAAGCTATGAAGTATTTGGGGGTTGATGGGGTTCCTGGAAACAGTGCAGAGCTGTTAAAAGTTGTCTCAGCTAAAGTCAAGATAGAGGATAACATGCGGCAACTTGTGGAGGACCGCAAATTAATAAGATCGTTAGACGAAGATCGCAAGAATCTGTCGGTGCTGTCAAAACGCTTAATGCCTCTTGAAAATTATTACCATCTTAGAGATGAAGGTGGGTTTCCTTTAATGGCAACCCTTGATGATCTTGATCGTTTGGGTCGGATGCTGGATACCAAGTGGGCTGTGCTTGGTGGAATAGACCGAGCAGACCCCATGAAGCTGACAAATCGAGGAGCAAGGACTATATTCACTTGTATGGCTAAAGGATTGCCCGGAAGTGGATCTAGACCCTTTCTGATTGATGAAGGACATGTTCCAAATTACGTTTATTTCATTCTTCATGTCGTGAATATCGAATCTCACAGTTTGGAAGACTTGAAAGAGGTGATAAACGCTTGTTCCACAGAATTTGATGGTTTAGACAAGATTTGTGGTGAGCGGTGGGGTATTTGGGACTTAGTTCCATGGTGTGAAACTGCAAATATACCCTTTGAAGCAGTATTTCCGACTTATGATAAGCAGAGAGCAGCCTTTTCCGAGCTGTATTTGGCTGCTACGGGATGCAGATTCAAGTGTCCTCCAGTCGGCGTGTGGGGTTCCAAAGAGACAGACATTGTAAGAGAGGAAGCTGGAATCTTCTACCATGACCCTGATAAACACTGGTTTGGATCTTCTGAAAAGAACGAAAGAACGGGAGTTCAGGATGACTGCATGTTTTCCCTTGCCTGGTGTATGTATGGAGGAAGGGAAATATCTGCCAATGACTTCAAAGAACGCCGTCAAGAATCCTGGTTTGGCACAATGGTGAGAGACCATGTGCCTCTAGGAGCCTATTAAATCAAAAAATAACCTAAAAAATTCAAAAAAGGCTTGACTTTTGGCCTTTTTGGTGCTATTTTGGCTAAAAATGGGTCGTTTTTGCTGTTTTTTTTCACAAAAGATGTGTTTTTTAGGAGGTTTTCCATGAAAAAACATGAAAATATCGATTTGGTAGCGTCGGCTCTTCAAAAATTGACGGATAAAGAGCTTTCTTCCTTGAAATTTGTCATGCCGTGGCAGGAGGATGCCATTAATGAAGGGGGTACGGGTAGGACAGATGCTGATGGTTTCCCTTTAAGCACCATTGAAGATAGAGTAACCAGAGAGCAGTTACAGAGGGTTTGTTGGGAAAAGTTCAATAAAAGCCCATTCGTCGGTCCTGCTGTGAGAGGACAAGTAGGCAGATTGACGGGCATGGGATTTGAGATTGCCTCTGAAATCGATGAAATCCAAGCTGCCGTAGATGAGACGGAGCTAGATCCACGAAACAGACTTTACTTGAATTGGCCCAAATATGTCGGCAGAGCTATCATAGAAGGAGAGCTTTTCCTTCTATTCACCGTACATCCTGATGGTTTTGTGGAGGTGGACTTCATCGATCCTTCTCATATAACAGGGGGAGGCACTGATGGGGTTATCTACCATCCGGATAAAGCAACTTTCCCTTTGTTCTATTTCGTAACTCCGGAAAATGATGGATTGGATAAATCTTTCACTGCCCAGCTGGTTCCTTCTATCAACATAGCCTATTATCCGGATTTGATGAAGATAGTTAAGAAAACCGCCGCTTATAAAGATTTTCAAGCCAAAGAATCCAAAAGCAGTAACAACAAATATAACGGTATTGGGGGATTCTTCAGATTTATGATCTCTTGGGACAGATCCTTTGTTACAAGAAGGAATGTGTCCTATTTGAGAACCATCATTGAATGGCTCAACCATTACGAGAATCTAAAGAAGTATGAGATAGATCACAAGAAGTCGGCAGGAGCTTATCTTTGGGTAGTTACTATGGATGATGTAAAAGCCTTTCGTACTTGGCTGGGTCTGACAGATGAAGAAAGACGAAAGACGGGCATCATGGCAAAGAAAACTCCTGGCAGTACGTTGGTACTTCCTCCGGGAATGACTGTAACCGCCCAGAATCCTAAGTTGCCTACTATCAGTGAAGGAGACACGGACATATTTCATATGGTGACTGGGGGATTGAATGAGCCAGAAGATATAGCCACTGGCCAAGCTAAAGGCACGTTTGCTTCTGTGAAAGCATCCCGTGGACCGATGTCCGACAGAACGTCCGACGAAATATCCTACTTTGAACGCTTCTTGCGATTCGATTTTTACAGGGCTATCTTCTTCTTAAAGAACAAGGTAGCTGGATTCCCTGAGAAGTTCAAAGTAAGAAAGGCTGTGGACTTCAAAAACCAGAAACCCGTTTTCAAGAATGTGGACAAAAAGCCTGAGATGCTTATCGAAATATCCTTCCCTGTGTCGGAACTCAGTGATTCCGAAACCAGAGCCAAAGCATATCTTGGTGTAAAGCACGGCTCTGTTTATGACGTACTTGGTATTCCGAACGAAGAGATTGCTAAGAAACTTGGGTTTGGTAGCTACAAGAGAATGCGGTTGAGACAAGCTACTGAGGAAGAGCGATTCCCCGAATTGCTGCCACCTGTAGATTCTGGTGGGGAACAGCTTGAGCCTGGAGTTCAAAAGGTTAGGGGAAGCAAAGACGAAAATGGTAATGGAGATGATAAGGAGGGGTCTTCCGGAAAGAAGAAATCGGTTATAAAGAGGCCTGCCAAAAAAGAATAACTCAATTGGAGGAATCCAAAATGGCTCAAGGAGTTCATAGAATTACGGAAGAATTTGAGCGGGCATTGTCTGATTATACTAAGGCACCTTATGCAGTAGCCGTGGATAATCAGAGCAATGCCCTTTTTTTATCATTATATTATGAAGATATACGAGACAAGGAAATAACCATTCCTTCAAGAACGTATCCTTCCGTACCTTGTGAGATCATTCATGCAGGGGGAAAGGTGAAGTTTGCTCCTGTAGAAGGGAAAACTCTCAAAGGGGCTTATCCTTTGGTGGGGTCAAAGACTTGGGATTCCGCTCTCCGATTTACTTATGCCATGTATGTTCCTGGCACTTACATGTGTTTATCATTCACAGGACCATATAAACACTTGAAGTTGAGCAAAGGAGGGGCCATACTGACAGACAGTTTTGATGCCTATTTGTGGTTTAAGAGGGCTCGTTTCAGTGGGAGAAGGGAGTGTAGTTACCATGATGACAATTTAGATATGCTAGGTTGGAACTTCTATATGATGCCAGAGTTAGCAGCCCGCGGATTATTGATGATGTCTCAGTTCTACGATTTTCAAGGCAACCCCAAGCACAACAAAGATTTAGAAATACCCTATCCCGATTTATCCAAATTCAGCATTTATACGAAAGGAAGGAAGAATGGATCCTTACCACTATCAGAAATTTGATTTTTTGGGGAAGAAGAGAGGGGATAGTGACAGTGTGGAAAAATACAGACTGTCCAGATTAGAGCAGTTTCCTGTAGAGAATAAGAGATGTTTGGACGTAGGATGCAATGCCGGTTACTTTCTTTTCAAGTTGCTTCATAAGAATCCCAAGAGTTTGGTGGGCATAGACAAAGTTAAATTGTACATAGATTTGGCCAACGTGATCAATACAGAGCATTTCAAATCGGACAAATTCACCTTCATTGTGGATGACTTCTTTACACACAAATTTGAATCTGTCTTTGATCTGATCATCTGTTTTTCTACGTTTCATTATTTTGGTGATCTGCAATCAGAGTTCTTTAGGAAATGCCACTCTTTGTTGGCTGAAGGGGGAGTTCTTTTATTGGAAGTGGAAGAGTATCCAATAAATGAAGTCCCTATGATAGAAAACAGCTCTCCAAGACCTGCTGACAAACAGAAATATAACTATCCAAACAGTCTGCAAATAGAGCAATTTGTCTCAGGCAGATTCTTTATAATGGATAGATATATTTCCGTAAAACAAGGGGGTTCTCTCTATGACCGATACTTCTACAGCCTCAGACGACTTTAAACTTGGGCCTTTTCCTAGACCTTTAACCGTACCTTATAGAAAAACTATTATAATCATAACGGGCAGGGGCAATATTGGGAAGTCTACCTTAAGCCAGGTTTTACTGAATGATTCTATCAGCTATGTAGGGACAGATGCGGCCTCCATGCAGACAGATCATGGAATACCAGAAATTTTGAAGTATTTGAATGATCATATTAATGATAAGCCAGAGATCGATTTGGGAAGATTCGCTCATTACATAATGGCTACCAGTGCCATCCGATTCATCGATTATTTTTTTGACAGATTCATAGTCAATAATAAAAAGATGACTATCATAGCGGAAGGGTATCTATTTACCATACCAGAAGCCTATGTTCTTTTTACAAATAAGTGCAAAAGAAATGGCTACAGAGTATGGAAAATGTCAAGAATTTGTTGAGGAGGTGAGAAATGGATTTCAAAAAGATTGGTAAAAACGTGTTCCTTAGTCCTAATGCAAGATTCTACAATCCTCAAAACATCGAAATTGGAGACAATGTAAGAATAGATGATTTCTGCGTTTTGTCTGGGGGATCGGGGCTAAGACTTGGAAGCCATATCCACATAGCTGTGCATTGCTCTTTATTTGCTGGATCTGGTATAGATATTGGGGATTTTTGCAATATAGCAGCCTATTCCTTGCTTCTCTCAGAATCGGATGACTATATGGGAAGGTCTCTTATAGGCCCTATAATCCCCAAAGACTACAAACCTACCTACAAATCTGGTAGAATTGTTTTGGAGAAACATGTGTCTTTGGGAACAAGGACAACGATAATGCCAGGAGTTACGATGAAAGAAGGGAGCATAACTGGATCAAACAGTTTGGTTTTAGCGGACTGTGATCCGTGGACTGTCAATATAGGAACTCCTACCAAGTTGTTTAAAAAGAGATTTAGGGACATTATCTCTTTGGCTGATAAATTTTTGGAGAAATACAATGCCTAAAAAACTTCATTTGGGGTGTGGGAATAACATAATCAAAGGATGGATAAACATAGATATATCGGGCATAGCGGATGTTGTTACAGATTTAAGAAAACCTTTACCTTACCCTGATAATAGCGCCTTGTACATATTCAATGAGCATTTCATTGAACATCTGACGCTTGAAGAAGCCTATCATTTCCTTCGGGAATGCTATCGGACGCTTATTCCGAAAGGAGTTTTGCGTATAACTACCCCTGACTTGAAATATTTGGTAGACTGCTATCTGTCGAAGCAGACATCTACATGGGAAGATGTGGGGTGGACTCCGAAAACTCCTTGTCAGATGGTCAATGAAGGAATTACTCTTTGGGGGCATAAATTTTTGTACGACCAAGAAGAGCTTGAAAATCTTTTACGTTCTGCAGGGTTTTCTAATATAGCAATTCGTTCTTGGAGACGAAGTGATCATTTTCACCTTTGTAATTTGGAGTGCCGTCCCTATCATAATGAGATCATTGTGGAGAGTTCCAAATGAAAATAAGAAAGAAGGCACCGAAAACTCCTTTAGTAACTGTTTGTTGCATTACCTATAATCATGTTAGATTTATAGAGGATGCTCTGAAGGGGTTTTTGATCCAGAAAACTTATTTCCCTTATGAAGTAATTATTCACGATGATGCCTCCACAGACGGTACTACCAAAATATTGAAAGCGTATGCCAGAACGTATTCCAATAAAATCAAATTGATTTTACAAGAAAAGAATAGATGGAAGAAGAAGATGTACTCTGGAGAATGCTATGGATATGAGCCTTTTGTACATGGCATATTCCCTATGGCTAAAGGAAGATACTTGGCTTTGTGTGAAGGGGATGATTATTGGACAGATCCTTTCAAGTTGCAAAGACAGTTTGAGTATATGGAAAGCCATCCTGAATGTGTAATGAGTTACCACGATTGCATGTTTATGGAAGATGGTGGTAAAGTCAGATCAGTAGGAAATCCTACTACATATTTCAAAGGGGAGGATTTGGTTCATGTTCCTGTAGGAATACTTACCGCTTCAAAAATGATCAAAAATATCTATAATAAGGATACCAAAGCCGATTTTGAGAAGTTTAGTGGAGATTACTTTCTTACCGCATACTTGGGAACTAAGGGGGATTGTGGTTATGTAAAGGGCATAAACCCTTCTGTTTATAGGGTTCATTCTAATGGGGTATGGAGTGGGAGAACCGATAGACAGAAACTTATAATGGTTAAGAATGTAAATGATCGATTGTATGATCTTTTCCTTGAAAAAGGAAATCCCACCTACATCAAAATAAGGGAGAATTATGTTATGAAAGGACAGATATTCGGAGTAGTCATTGCCACATATAAAAGAAGAGATGGATCTACACCTTCTTTATTGAGAAGAGCTTTGGATTCGGTATTCAAGCAGACTTACAAGGATTTTGTGGTGTACGTTATCGGAGACAAATATGAGGGCAACCAAGAATTTATTGACATATTATCCAACTACCCCCAAGAAAAGCTATATTATGAAAACTTGTCTTATGCTGAGGAAAGGGATAAGTATTTTGAAACAAATAAAGAGGCTCTATGGTGTTCTGGTGGAGTTAATGCTACAAATTACGGCATAGATATGGCCATGAAAGATGGTATTTACTATATATGTCCGTTGGACCATGATGACTATTGGAGACCTGATCATTTGGACAAATTAAATAGTGTGATTTTAAACACTAAAGCGGATTGGGTGTGTTCTTTGTCAACTTATCCAGAGTCTGTTCCTTTGCCAGCAGTAGCTTCAAAACAGACCTATGTGGAATATCTACCGGTATTTGCCGGACTAGTGAAATCTTCGGCATGTATTAATTTCCAAAAGATACCTTTGAGATTCCGAGATGTTTTTGCAGAGACTGGAGAAATTACTCCTAGTGATGCTGACTTGTGGAGCAGATGTGCCGAATACATAAAAAGCAAAGGGCTGAAAAGTTATCTTAGCAATAGGGAAACTTGTGTGCATGATTTGGAGGGATTTTCTAAAGAAGATTTAAAGATAACTTTGGTTACTCCTACAGGGGATCGTCCAGAAACATTTACTTTGACTAGAAGATGGATGGCTTCCCAAAAAGAAAGGTATCATCAATGGATAGTAGTAGATGATGGAATTACTCCTTTGCCAGAAAATCTACGAGAAGGGGTAGTCTATATCCGAAGAGAACCTAAAGAAGGAGAAATCCATACAATCAATAAAAACCTCAGAGAAGCCCTGCCTCATATTACAGGGGATGTGGTGTTGATCATTGAAGATGATGATTGGTACGGCCCGAATTACATTTCTTTTATGAGAAAGACTTTGGTAAACGTCAATCTTGTAGGAGAAGCGTTTGCCAGATACTATCTGCTTCCTAATAGGAAGTATTGCAGAGGGGAAAATCATTCTCATGCCAGTTTATCACAAACCGGATTTGTAAGGAAACTTCTTCCTATTTTTGAAAAATGCTTAGATGGGGATCCTTACATAGATATTCGTTTTTGGAAAGCCGTTGAAAATAAAAAGTATTTGTTAAATGATTTGGAAGATAAGCTGAAATTGCAATGTTCCATGAAGGGGTTGTTAGGTAGAAAGGGAATAGGGCAAGGACATAGTACAGATGATTGGTCTGTGGTTCAAAGATACTCGGATGATCCTTATTTAACACAGTTGAAGCATTGGATAGGAGAAGAAGCTGTTTTGGCATATCTGGGGGTTGCAGGAGGTGTCAATAATGGCAAAATTATGGTTATACGCATTACCGAAACTTTGAAAACATCTAACGGTAGGATGTTGCCTGTGGGAACCATATTCAGAGAGCCTTTCCCCTCCACTATATTAAGACGGGCTGAAAGGAAAAAAGGAGCGCAATTTGTCTTTATCTGATCTTACTGGAGTGGTG